GGGCTTAAGAGCCCTAAGGTGATCCCGGTGCAGCGCGTCGAGGATGGGATTAACGCGGTGCGGCTGCTTCTGCCCCGGTGCTGGTTCGACAAGACGCAGACGAAGCGTGGGATTGACGCGCTTCGGAACTACCAACGTGAATTCGACGACAAGACAAAGGCATTCAGACTGAAACCTCTCCACAACTGGGCCAGCCACGGCGCGGATGCGTTCCGCTACCTTGCGCAAGGTCTTCCCAAGCAGAATGCGGCGGCGCAACAGGCTGTGCGCCCGCGCTACGGAACGATGGCCTAAGTGGCACTAGCCTACGACGCTCAGCCCACACGGGAGCAACTGAGCCAAGAGCAGGAGCAAGCGTACAGGGCTGAAAAGCTCGTGCGTATGCTCAAGGCCGAGGAAGAGGACGCCTTAAGCTACGCCGACACCGAGGTCGCAGCCCAGCAGATGGAGGCGCTGCGCCGGTATTTCGGCGAGAAGTACGGCGACGAGGAAGAGGGCCGCAGCCAGGTCACGACGCGCGAAGTGTTCGAGACGATCGAATGGACGCGCCCAGATCTGATGCGTGTGTTCGGCTCGGGCGGCAATGTCGTTCAACTTGAAGAGACGCAGCCCGAGGACGCCAAGTACGCCAAGGACGCGGCGGATTACCTGCAATGGATATTCTGGCAGGACAATCCGGGCTTTGAGAACCTGGACGACTTCGCGTTCTCCGGGCTGTTGCATCGACGTGGCTATCTGGCCTGTTACTGGTGCGACTACGAATACCGGGCGCCGCAGACGCTGACCGGCTTGGACATCATGCAGGTTCAGCAGCTCATGGCTGACCCGCAGGTCGAGATCATCGGCCAGGACTTCAACGAAGAGAGCGAGGCAGGCGGCATCACGCTGATGGTGCGCCGCATGAAGTCGCCGGCTCGGGCTGTGATCGAGAGCATAGCGCCGGAGGACATGCGCCTGAATGGGCGGGCAACCAGCATCGACAAGGCCCGCTATGTGGGCCGGGTGCTGCGTATGCTTCGCGGCGAGATCGCGCGCAAGTGGCCCGAGAAGGCGCAACAGATCATGGAATGGTCTGGCGGCGAGGGATCGTCAGGCGGGGCTGTGCGGCGTTCTGAGGACGTGCGGGCAGAGCGCTTCCAAGACGATGACATCGATTGGGTAGATTCAGCCGACACGGCCGCCGAAGAGCTAGAGGTGCTTGAGGAATACCTCAGGGTTGACCTCAACCGCGACGGCTACCCGGAGCTTATTCGCAGCTATCGCTTGGGCGATGTGCTGTTGGAAGAGAGCGAGGTCGAGGAAAACCCGTTCGCAAGCTGGACGCCGATCCGCATTCCGCACCGGTTCATGGGGCTTAGCGTCCATGACACGACCGCAGAGATGCAGCGGATCAACACGGTGCTGATGCGGGCCGGTCTCGATGCGGTCTATCAGTCGGTGGTGAACCGCGAGGCCTTCGACAAGAACAAGGTCGAGGCTGACGGGGCGATTAACGCGACCTACACGGGGACCAAGATTCCGGTGGATGGCCCGCCGGCCGACGCGATCATGCCGCTTACGGGCGGCCTGGATACTGCTCAGGTGGCCTGGACGGCGCTCGAGATGACGCGCCGCATGATGGAGGACCGCACCGGAGCGACGCGGCAGACGCGGGGCCTGGATAGCGATCGTCTCAGCAAGGATCACTCGGGCGTAGCGCTGGACAAGCTCCAGCTTAACGCTGACGCCCGCAAAGAGATGGTGGCCCGCAACATGGCGAGCGGGCTGGGGGACTTCTTTTCCAAGCTCTACCGCTTGGTGTGCCGCAATCAGAACGCGCCGCGGCAAGCCAAGGTGGGCGGCAAGTGGTGTCAGTTCGACCCGAGGACGTGGAACAGCGATCTGAGGGTCAACATCTACTCCGGCGGCATGAACCGTGAGCGCACGCTGGTGGGCTTGCAGCTCATCGCCCAGGAGCAGGACAAGATCATCGAGGCGCTTGGGCCGGGCAATCCGATTGTCACGGCCAAGAACCGTTACAACTACCAAGAGGCCCTGTGCCGTGAGGTTGGGTATAAGTCGGCCGATCCGTTCTTTACCGAAGTGCCGGATGAGCCTGAGATAGGGCCAGACGGCCAGCCTGTGATGGGTGAGGACGGCCAGCCGAAGATGAAGCCATGGGCGCCGCCGCCGCAGGAAGATCCGGCGATGGCCAAGGTCAAGGCGGACGCGCAAGCCAAGCAGGCGCAGACCCAGATCGATGCGCAGGCGAAGCAAGCGCAGATGCAGCTTGACGCACAAGCCAAGCAGCAGGACGCGCAGCTTCAAGCGGCCAAGGCCGAGCAGGACTTGCAGCTTCAACGCGAGAAGGCGGCGGCGGAAATTCAGTTGGCCCGCGAAAAGGCGATGGCTGAAATCCAATTGGCGCGCGAGAAAGCCGCAGCCGAGGCGGCGCTGGCCCGTGAGCAGATGGCCATGGAAGGCGAGCTTGAGCGAGAGCGCATTGCCAGCCAGGAGCGCGTCGGGCTGAAGGCAGCGGAGAGCAAGGCTGAGCTTTCCAAGAACCGTTCGGGCGGCTCCCTGAGTGAGTAACCGCATCGCGGCGCTGAGCGAGAAGCTTAAGCGCATCGCAGACGCAAAGAACATGGCGCAGACGGACGTATGGGACGCTGCGTGGCGAGATTTCGAGCAAGAGCTGCTGGAGCGGCTGCTCAAGTGCGGGCCTGAGGACGAGACGCCCAGATGGAAGCTGCAAATGGCCATTGAGGCTGCGCGGCACATCAAGCGGGTGATCGAGAACGCAGGCTCCGGTGAGTCCAGTATCGTCAAAGAGCTGGACATTTTGGAGGGGCGCAAGGTCGCCCCGATAGTGTAGGGAACCAATGAACCCAGGCATGGCAGGGGACGACGCCGCCCTTGACGCACACGTCGCATCTATTGCGGCTAAGCTGCGTGGAGGCGCGACCGAGGACAAACCCGACACGCGGGAGAACCGCGAAGACCGCGACATCACGGACGTAAGCACGTCTGACTTGGAAGAGTCAGAGCGCATGGAGCGTGAGGCGGCGAACCAAGACGGCGAGAGCCAGGACCACGCGGAAGCAGAGACCGAGGGCGCCGAGAAGGCCGAGGACGACGCAGAAGCATTCATCGAACTGCCGCCGGCAGAGGAAGGCGGGGAGCCAGAGCGCATCCCGGTTTCCGAAGCCGCCGAGGCAGTCAAGCAATTACGCCAGATGAATGGGGATATTGCGACGGCCGTCATCAAGGCCGAGACCGAGGCATACGAGAAACAAGACCGGATCACGCAGGCGATGAGCGGGATGCTGGGCCAGATCGAGCACCAAGCGCGCACCGCGCTTGCGATGATGGATCAGTTCCTACCGCAAGCGCCCGACCCGGTGCTGCTGGACGAGAACAGCGGCTATTACGACCCAGCCTATTACCATAAGTCGAAGCTCTACTACGACAGCTACATGGCGCACCGTGCGAAGGTGGAGGCCACGGTGAAGCAGGCGCAGAGCGGACAGCAGGTGATCGGCACGCAGGTGGATTCGGAATACGCGCGCCGGGAAGCCGAGCGCACGAGCCGGTTCATCCCAGAGTTCAAGGACGAAAAAACGCGGGAAGCGCGCAAGTCCGAGATCCTGGACACGCTGGGCAAGCTTTACGGCGTCACCAAGCAAGAGCTGGACGAGATCGTTGACCACAAAGCGTGGCGGATGATGAACGATCTGGCGAAGCTGAAGGCTGCCGAGAAGAAGGCTCCCGAGGTCAAAAAGCACTTGCAGGAGACGAAGCCTAAGATCGTCAACGGCAGGGTTTCTCAAACGCGCGACCCGAAGTCGGGGCAGTTTATCAATCAGGCCCGCAAGGAACTGAAGGAGACCGGCTCCGAGGAAGCGTTCGCGCGCATGTTGATGCGCTCCGGCGCGGTCAAGGACTTGATGCGGGGCTAGTCGCCCAACCCCAAACGCATCTGGCGCTCTCACCTTTGAGGACGCCTTATGGTTACGACCACATATCAGACCTACCGTCAGGGGGGCATCCGTGAAGACCTCACGGACGACATTTCCAACATTTCGCCGGTTGAAACGCCGGTGTTCACGATGCTCCGCAAAGGAGCGCCGGCGCGCAGCACGTTCATCGAGTGGCAGACCGACGCTCTCGCTTCAGCTTCCGGCACGAACCGGCTGGTTGAAGGCGCCGACGCTTCGTATCTGACCGCAACGCCGACCGTTCGTCTGCGCAATTACACGCAGATCAGCGGCAAGGCGCTCATCGTCTCCGGCACGGCTAATGCTGTGAACACGGCAGGCCGTGAGGAAGAATTGGCGTATCAGATCGCCAAGCGCGGCAAGGAACTGAAGCGCGACATGGAAACGGCCATCACCGGCAATTATGCGTCGGTGGCGGGCGGTTCTGCGACGGCGCGTGTGTCGGCTGGCATGGAAGCGTGGCTCACCACGAACTCCATCTACGGCGGCACGGCGGGCGCGACGGACGGCGCAAACGGCGGCTACACGGCGGCCGGGACGGTGACTGCGGCGACGGACGGGTCATCGTCCAACCTGCGGACCATCACGGAAGCCATCTTGAAGTCAGCTCTGAAGCTTTGCTGGACGGCAGGCGGTCAACCAACCACGGTGATCGTCGGCGCCTACAACAAGCAGAAGATCAGCGCTTTCTCGGGCATCACGACGAAGTACAGCGACTTCGGCAACAACCCCGCCTCGTCGGGTCAGTTGGCGATCATCGCTGCGGCGGACATTTACCTGCACGATTTCGGCAAGGTGAAGATCGTCCCCGATCGCTTCAGCCGCGGCCGTACGGCGCTCATTCTCGACATGGAGTACTGGTCGATTCACTACCTGCGACCGATGCGGGTGGAGAACCTGGCCAAGACTGGCGACGCCGAGAAGAAGCAAATGCTGGCCGAATGGACTCTGTGTTCAAAGAACCAGGGCGCCAGCGGCAAGATTGCGGATTGCTTCACGGCATAAGACCAACCCAACGACCTGGGGCGAGCTTAACGGCTCGCCCCGTTTTTGGAGGACACATGAACTCGGAACAAATCAGACTTGAAGCATTGCAAATGGCGGAACGCTATTACTCCAGGTTTAACGAGGACACGCCTCCATGGGCCGTCATCAAGCTGGCGAAGAAGTATGAGCAGTTCATTCTTACCGGGGTGATTGACCAGGACGGCCCCGCCGAATGAGCGTACTTCTAGACATCGACCCGCTCACCGGCGCGGTGGAAACGATGCACTACGACCACGCCACCAAAGGGCTGACGATCACCCGCACCGAGAACGTGGACGCGATCCTTGATGCTAACACTGCGAGCTTTAACGATAGCGGTCAGGCATGGCGCGGGCAGGACAACGATTTCTGGCACGCGGCGCGGATTCCGCTGACGACGCTTTGGGCGTGGTTTCAGGAGTTCAATGCCAGCCGTGGGCCGGGCGATAAGGCGCACGACCCGTTCACGAGCCATCCGGAGTGGGACAAGTTCGTCTATGGGCGCTTGAACTGCTCTGACTATCGCAA